TGAAGCGGATCGAAAGCGTAAATGGTTTGATCAAAAATCAGATGATGTCTTTAGTAAAGACTTCAAAGGTTTTGAGTTTAACCTTGACGAAAAGAAACTCGTGTTCAATCCCGGTTCAGCAGCAGAGCTCAAAAAGATTCAGTCAAGTCCAATGAACTTTATTAATAAGTTCTTAGATGAAAATGGTCTTATGAAGGATGCGGCAGGATACCACAGGGCTTTGGCGATGGCAATGAATCCCGACAAGTTTGCTAAGTTCTTTTATGAACAAGGTAAATCGGATGCAACGGATAGTGAGCTGCGAAAAATTAAGAACATAAATATGTCTGAACGCAGAACACCTGAAGTTACAAACAAGGGAGGAATGCAGGTGAAATCGGTGACACCGGACTCAGGAAAGAGTCTAAAAATACGAAGCATCAAAAAAATATAAAACTTAAAATTTAAAAAAAATGGCTGTTTTAAACAATCCCGGCTATCAGCTTCAGCCAAGTGCGGAGCAGGTGCCATTATCGACTAACTATATTACCAACTTCAACTTCTTGAATCAGTATCTTCCTGATACTTATGAGAAAGAATTTGAGCGTTATGGTAATCGTACTGTAGCATCTTTCCTCCGTATGGTAGGTGCTGAAATGCCTTCTAACTCAGACATGATTAAATGGGCTGAACAAGGTCGTTTGCATACCAAATATGTAGTGTGTGATTCAAATGCAGCAGCAGCAGCAGATACTGCTACTATCACTGTAGCTGATCCTAACGTAAGTGGTATTGCTATTCGTGTTGGTCAGACTGTATACATCTCTGAAAACTCTACCGGCCTTTCTAACAAAGGTATCGTTACTGCGGTTAACACCACAGCAGGTACTTTTGACGTAGCTTACTACGAAGCAGGTGGACAAACATTCCCGGGAACAAACCCACTTTCTGTGTGGATTTATGGTTCTGAGTTCAAAAAAGGAACTAACGGAATGATTGGTTCTTTGGAAGCAGAAGATGAAATCTTCGACAACTCTCCAATCATCATCAAGGACAAATACGCTGTAAGCGGTTCTGACATGGCTCAGATTGGATGGGTAGAAGTAACAACTGAAAACGGTGCTACCGGATACCTTTGGTATTTGAAGAGTGAGCACGAGACTCGCCTTCGTTTCGAGGACTACCTTGAGACTGCAATGATCGAGGCTGTTCCTGCTGAAACAGGTTCAGGTGTAGCTAACCAAACTGCAAATACTCAAGTTGGTAACAAAGGTTCAGAAGGTATCTTCTACGTTGTTAACAGCCGTGGTAACGTGTGGGGTGGTGGTAACCCAACTACTCTTGCTGACTTTGACAGCATCATCTCTCGTCTTGACAAGCAAGGCTCTATCGAAGAGAACGTAATCTTCGTTAACCGTGCCTTCAGCTTTGACATTGACGATATGTTGGCTGCTCAAAACAGCTACGGTGCAAACGGTACATCTTATGGTTTGTTCGACAACGATAAGGATATGGCGTTGAATCTTGGTTTCACAGGCTTCCGCAGAGGTTACGACTTCTACAAGTCTGATTGGAAATACTTGAACGACCCAACCATGCGTGGTGGATTACCTACAGGTGCACAAGCTGCAGGTACTGTTACAGGTCTTTTGGTTCCTGCCGGTTCAACTACCGTGTACGACCAAATCATGGGCAAGAACGCTAAGCGTCCTTTCTTACACGTACGCTACCGTGCTTCTGAAACAGAAGATCGTAGATACAAGACTTGGATCACAGGTTCTGCCGGTGGTGCTCAAACAAGCGATCTCGATGCAATGGAGGTTAACTTCCTTTCTGAGCGTTGCGTTTGTACCTTGGGTGCTAACAACTTCGTGTTGTTCCGTTATGGTTCATAAGCAATCAATCAATAAAGGGTGGAGGGGATAAAAACCCTCCCCCTTATTTTAAATCTAATCAAATCAAAATTTAATGAAACAGAAATTAGTTCCTGCAGACAGGATATATAAGCTTAAAGGGGACATAGCCCCCCTCTCTTACACCTTACCATCAAGAAACACAAGAAGGTACCCATTGCTTTGGTTCGATGAGCAGAACAATGTTAATAGACCACTCAGATATGCGATCAATCAAAAGACTGCATTTGAGGATGAGCAAGACGGGAATGCAATTGTAGAGCCTGTGATCTTTGAGAATGGGTTCTTGAGTGTACCAAAGACAAACCCTGTATTACAGGAGTTTTTGTATTACCACCCTTTAAACGGTAGGACATTCATTGAGGTAGATCATGAGAAAGACGCTGCAAAAGAAGTAGAGAGTTTGAGTGCTGAGGTGGATGCCTTGATTCAAGCTCGTCAGCTTACATTGGAACAGCTTGAAACTGTATCAAGAGTACTGTTTGGAAAAGATCCAAGCAGATTTACAACTGCCGAATTAAAGAGAGACGTATTGGTATTCGCTAAGAAAGATCCTAAAGGATTCCTTAATGTAATTGAGGATCCAAGTTTAAGGCTTCAGGCAAATGTCCATGTGTTCTTTGAGAATAAATTATTGACTTTTAGGAACGGTCAGAAAGAGGTTTGGTTTAACACAGCATCAAACAAGAAGAAGATGGTAACTGTTCCTTATGGTCAGGACCCTTACTTTGCCGTAGCAGATTTCCTTAAATCAGACGAAGGAATAGATGCTTTAAAGATGCTTGAGAACAATATTATTTAGGTTCATAGGTTAATCGTAGGTTTATAAGGAGGGTATTTTTATACCCTCTTTTTTTGTTTATCTTTGTAAAAAGCACATAATGATAAATTCCGTAAGAAATACCGTGCTGTCTATTCTTAATAAGAATAACTACGGGTATATATCACCATCAGACTTCAACCTGTATTCAAAGCAGGCGCAGTTTGAGGTATTTGAGGAGTACTTCTCAGAATATAATAAGACTATAAACATGGAGAATGCCCGTCAATCGGGAACGTCTTATGCTGACTTAAGGAAGCCTATAGAGGAGGCCATGGAAGTATTCGCAGTTACATCTACATTAACACAGGTTGCAGTTGCTACCAATAGATTCTTTTTGCCATCTGCTACAACAACAGGATTTGATTACTTTATGATTAATAAGGTGCTTTGTTATGACGCATCTGTTAATCCAAGAGTATTTAAAGGAGAGGCTGAGAAGGTAACGCATACGCACATTACGATGTTAATTACATCAAACCTCACCGCACCAACAGAGCAGTATCCTGCATACACCCAAGAGGGTGGTATACTTACGGTTTACCCATCAACAATCAATCTTCCTAACGAAGTTGATTCAAATTATTTTAGGTACCCAAAAGATCCAAAATGGACGTATATTACACTTGCAAATGGAGAGCCTGTGTTTGATCAATCTCAAGCGGATTATCAGGACTTTGAGATTCCTCTCGAAGATGAATATAAGCTTGTATCAAAGATACTTCAATACGCAGGAATGTCCATACGTGAAATAGCGGCTGTTCAATTTGGCGGTGCTGAAGAACAAAAACAATCGCAATAATTATGGCATACATTAGTCAATACCAATATTACGAGAACGGTGGCAACCAACCGGAGGATGCTAATTGGGGATCATACCAATACGTAAGCCTGTTCGATATTGTCAATAACTTTTTGTTGATGTATTCGGGCAACCATTCTCTTGTCAACAATGAAGAGCGTTATAAGATTTTGTTCCACGCAAAGCGTGCTGTGCAAGAATTAAACTATGATGCTTTTAAAGAATTGAAAGTATTAGAGCTTACTGTTACTGATAGACTTCAGTATGTATTACCATCTGACTATGTGAATTGGGTAAGAGTAAACCTTTATAAAGATGGTTACCTTAGACCACTTACAGAAAATATTCAAATACTTTCTTCGCTTGCTTACTTGCAAGATCAAACGGGAAAGATATTGTTCGACCAAAATGGAAACGCATTGTCTCCTCAATTCTCAGAGATTGACTTACAGCGTTTGGATGGCACCAAGAAGAGTATATACCTCAATCCGCAAAGTACATACAACGGACAGTACGGATGGAATATAGATGGGGTATGGTATTTTGAATATGGTCTTGGTGAAAGATATGGACTTAATACAGAGACGGCAAACTTCAATCCAACCTTTGCGATCGACAAGAGATCAGGAGTAATTAATTTTAACTCTGACATGTATGGTCAGTCTGTTATTCTTGAGTATATCTGTGATGGAATGGAGAATGGTGACGACAGCAAGGTTAGCGTAAACAAGTTATTTGAAAAATATATTTACGCTTACATTCAATACGAGATACTTAATTCAAAGCTTGGTGTACAAGAGTACATCGTAGCTCGTGCTCGTAAAGAAAAATCGGCTTTACTTAGGAACGCAAAAATCAGAATGAGTAACATTCATCCGGGTAGACTTCTTATGAATCTACGTGGTATGGACAAGTGGTTAAAATAATATGGCAAATATTACACGTAATTTTATAGCAGGTAGAATGAATAAATCTCTCGATGAGAGGATTATTCCAAATGGAGAATACATTGATGCACTCAATATTCGCATGGGCTCTACTGAGCAATCAGAAATTGGTGTAGTAGAAAACACTAAAGGTAACGTACAACTTACTACCCTTAAGTATATTGATGGAACGCCATTAAGCTCATCTGCAAAATGTATTGGAGCAATAGACGATAGTGCAAATGAAACAGTTTATTGGTTCGTGCATGATTCAAACTTTCCTGTAGGAGCTACGGGCAAGCTTGATATGGTGGTATCATTTAACGTATTCACTAACATTCTTACCTATCATCTTGTAAGTATCAATGACGGTGGTGGTGTAAATACCACGCTGAACTTTAACGATCAATACTTAATAACAGGAATTGATCTTATAGACAACCTAATATTTTTTACAGATAACCTCAACCCCCCGAGGTTTTTTAACATACAAAAGAATTACCCTGATCCAATTGGCAACATAGACCAATTTACTGCAGAGTCAATTCTTGTTATCAAGAAGCCTCCTGTTGCATCTCCCGGTGTAGAAACTATTACAGCCGGTCAACAAGAGAACTTCTTACAGACTCGCTTTATATGCTTTGCATATAGATATAGATACGAGGATGGAGAGTATAGCGCAACATCACAATGGAGTGCTCCGGCATTTAGACCAAACCCATTTGAGTTCAGCATCAATAGCTTTCTCAATGAGGGTATGGTAAACATCAACAATACTGCAATCGTAACCTATAACACAGGTGGACCGCTTGTTGTTGGTATTGATCTATTATTTAAGGAGGCTCAAAGCAATGTGATCAGAGTTATAGAGAAGCTTAGTAAAGCTGATCTTGGACTTGCTGACAATACTAACTATACGTATACCTTTAACAATAGTAAAATATTTACAGTTCTTCAGCCATCTGAGTTGTTGAGACTGTATGATAACGTACCGTTATTAGCTCAAGCACAAACCATCATGGGCAATCGCCTTATGTATGGTAACTATGTGGAAGGATATAACATGCTTGATGAGAATGGTAACCCTGTTAAACTTGAGTATACTACAAACTTAGTTTCGCAGTTGGTTGATTCTACGAATCTAACTGATACAACATCTACAGGTACTTATAGCTTTGGTGGATCTCAGACGATTGCAAATGCTGTAATAGATGTAGACCTTAATGGTATAGATCTGATAGAAGGTTCTTCAATAACTGTACAAGTAAGACTCAATCATGCTCAGTTCGGAGGAGATACTCCTCCACCTGATGAGCAATCTGAAAACATAAATCTTACATTTTCATTTGTGTTGCCAACAACTTATACTTCAGTGTATCAGATGGCAACAAGTGTAGCGTTTCAAAGTGTAGTAGGTACTGTTGCAAATATTCAAACTGTTGCAAACTCTTGCAATGGCACGACATTTACTGATCAATTTAATTGTGCGCTTCCAAATAACTTGGACGCTCTTATAAAGTTTCAAAGTGGTATCAGTGCGGCACGTCAACCTATTGGTATTATAACATCACCTGCAAGTCAGATAATTGGATTTCAGTTCCCTGTCATGAGGTATGTAAATAATACCACTACTCCTACCTTTAATGTATACGAATACTATGAGGTAATATTTGCTGAAGCTTTTTATCAAAAGATAAATACCCCTCAGAGCCTCCACAGTAATCGTGGTTATGAGATTGGCATCGTATACATGGATGACTTTGCTCGTTCAACTACGGCATTGGTAAGCCCTAACAATACAGTACAAGTTCCGTGCTCAGCATCGGATACTCAGAATAGCATTCAGGTTACTATACCTACAACACAGAAGGTTCCTTTTTGGGCAACCCGATACAAGTTTGTAATCAAGCCTGATGAAGAGAATTATGAAACCATTTACAGTAGTATATTCTTTGACGACCCATTAAGCAATAATGCTTACTTCTTACTTGAAGGAGAGAACGCTCGTAAAGTTGAGCAAGGCGATAGGCTTATTGTAAAAGCGGATACCAATGGCGCAACAAATAGTTGCGTGTACGCTACTGTGCTTGAAAAGGAAGCTAAGCAAGCAGGGTTCATTGAGATACCAAGTGAGTATGATCCAAGTGTAAAAATACCTGTACCATCAGGTGTATACATGAAGATTAATCCAAACAGCTTTGCTGTTGTTCAGGATGAACTTGCTATTATAGCTCCCGGTAACATTCAAGTGGATCAGGATTCGGCAAATGAATGCCCTCTTGTTCCGTATCCAATGAAT